TTTCAAAAGATTTCAAAGTAAAAAACATAACACGTTTAGTTGCCTTGGAAGCTATAGCAAACAGCTTTGTTCAGTCGTTATCTATTTCAAGCGATTATATCTTTGAGCTAGATAAAATGATTCAAACGTTTAAGGCAGAAGGAATTGACCAGCATTTTGTGAATGCAAGAATTAAATTTAGATTATCAACCATATAATAAATAAATATTATGGCAACAATATCATGGGGTAAGCCCAAAATAGAAGTTTGCGCTTTTGTTTCAGGAGCACTACCAGTAAGTCCTGTATGGACTCCGCTTACCAACATCAAGCAAGATTCAACAAAGCTAACCACCTCTAAAGGGGCAAAGGAAGAAGCTAAAATTGAAGGCGGTGAGTTGTTGGATGTTCGTTTCTCTAAAAACGGATATTCTCTTGAATGTGAGTTATATGTAGCTAAAGGAGCATCGAAACCAATCACAGATGTTGATGGTGTTGTTGATGTTAATTACGCTGTTCGTGTAACTCCAGAGGATGCAACTCAGGCAGGTTTTATTATCGATAAAGCATCTGTTCAGCTCGAAGAGTCGTTCACTGCAAAAGATGGAAAAACTTGGAAGTACACTTTCGAAGCTTTGAAACCTGCAACAGGCGAATTGCTGAAAGAATACACAGAGGAGTAATCCAAAAAAAACAAAAAGACTTGCAGAAAATGTAAGTCTTTTACCTGCGTATTGAGCATGACTGTAATGCGCCCGACTACCAGTTGGGAGAAGTGGTTCAATTCCATAATGCGCTCACATCGCGAATTAGAGCAGTGGTAGCTCGATAGGCTCATAACCTGTAGGTCATCGGTTCGAGTCCGGTATTCGCAACTCAAATTAAATTTTATGAATACAATCGAAAGTAAAGTAGCTGAAACTATTCTGCAAAGCAAGAAAGAAATTAATGTTGGTGGAAAAGTTTATTTTATTTCAGCTCCTACTGTAGCAACGCTTATTCAGGTTTCAAAATTAATCTCAAAGCTTCCGGCAGCAAAACTCAGCAGCGAAAATTTCATTTACGAATCGCTGTCAATCGCAAAAGACTGTGAGATTATCGGAGAAATAGCAGCAACGCTTATCATAGGAGTAAGTAAAGAAACGATCACTAAGGGTATTTTATCGAAGTGGTTCAGAAAAGACAAAAATGTATTTAAAGAGCTTGGGAGTGAGCTTTTGTTATCCGTATCGAGTGCTGAATTAGAAACGCTGATAATTGAAGGACTTAAATGTCTGGAGGTGCAGCCTTTTTTTCAAATTATCACTTCCCTATTAGAGGTAAATCTACTGAAAGCGACACGGTAAGTGATAAGAATGACAGTATTTGGTCAGTAATTGCAGGTGTCGCAAAAGGTTATCCTCAGTTTACGCATGATTTTATACTTTACGAATTAAGTTATGCTAATTTGATTTTATATTGTTCGGTACTACCGAGCTATGACGATGAGAAAGAAAATGAAATAATTAACGCTGACGATCCTCGGAATAGAGAGAAAGTCAAAAACATACTATTTGGGAAATGAGCGGAAATCTTTGGTTCAAGTCAGGGCTTGACAACACACAGTTAAGAAGGGATGTAGAACAGGCTCAAAACCATATAAAAGGATTGAGCGATAAGGTTCAATCTGAAAGTTCAAAAATGGATAGCAGCTTTTCTAGCATCGGAGCAGGACTTGCAACGATAGGAGGAACGGCTGCTATTGGTATTTTAGGTAAACAGATACTTGACACTACAGCAAAGTTTGAGAAGTTTGGCATTGTACTCAGAAATACTTTAGGAGATACTCAAGGAAACGCTGCGCTGGATATGATAGCAAGCTTTGCTGCTACAACTCCATTCCAGTTAGATGAAGTTACGGCTGCTTTTATAAAAATGTCAAATCAAGGTTTTGTTCCAACTCGTGAAGAGATGGTAAAACTTGGAGATGTTGCCAGTACTACCGGAAAATCGTTTGACCAATTAACGGAAGCATTACTCGATGCACAGACAGGTCAATTTGAACGATTAAAAGAATTCGGAATCAAAGCATCTGCTCAGGGAGATAAAGTTACATTCTCATTCCGTGAACAGCGAACTACAGTTGATAACACGAACACTGGCTAATGCTTTAATCTCTGCAAGTCTCACAGGTCAAATATCTAACTTGGAAGACAAGCTGGCTGCAATGTATAACGAAATGGGTACTGCTAACAGTGGAGTACTCTATTCTGTAGTTGGTGCAGGGTCGGCTATCATTGAGAATTATGAGAATATCGGAAAAGTGCTTGTTGGACTTGTTGCTGTTTATGGAACTTATAAAACGGCTGTTTTAATCTCCAATGCCGTACAAATGTCTCAGATTGCAATAAACGAATTAGTTATTGCCAGTGGTGGGCTTATAAACGCAAAGGAAGCTGCATCTATTATCATCAAGGAGAGATTGACATTTGCTACAATTAAGCAAACTGCAGCTCAGTTAGGATTAAATGTTGCTATTCTTGCAAACCCTTATGTTTTGGCTACAATGGCTGTAGTTGCTTTAGCTACTGCAATGTGGGTAATGTATGACAATACAACATCTGCAGAAAGAGCACAAAAAGCACTAAATGACAGGATGGCAGAGCAGACAGCAAATGCAGATGCAGAACGATCCGCTATTGAAAAAAATATCCAGTCCATAAAAGACGAAACCACAACCAGAACTCAAAAGCAGTTAGCATTGAATAACCTGCAAACTCTATATCCAGATATTTTCGCAAATCTGGATATTGAAATGCTAAAAAACAAAGAGTTGGCGGAGATTTTAAAACTCGTAAATATTGAGCTTGAAAAAAAGAGTGGCAAAAAAGACACTGCTGATTTAGCTCAAATAAACGATGCTCTCAAAACAAATCCGGCAATGTGGAATGGAGAAGATGGAAGAAAAGCCAGAAGTATACTTGGCGATAAAGCATCTTGGTATGACAATAACGAAGACCTTGCAAAGAAGCTAAGAGCTGAAAAAGAAGCGATAATCACAAAACAAAGCAATGAAAAGGAAGCAAAAAAACAAGCTGAATTCGATTCGTTATCTGGAGAAAAAAAGATTTCCTATTTAAAGGCTCAAAACGCTGAACTTGAAAAGCAAAAGAAGCTACTTGCATCTGGTGGAGAATTGTCGAAAATTCCAATCTCGACCATAAATGACAAGATTGACAAAAATAATGTTTTAATCAAAAACATACAAAACCCTGCAGAGGAAGTTGTTTCGAAAACTCCAGCTCAAATTGCTAAAGAAGAGAAAGAAAATGCCAAGCGTGAGAAGGCTGCTTTACAGGCAAAGAAAGAAGCTGCCAGCAAGCTTGCTGAATGGCAAAAGTCAGAAAACGAAGCAAATCAGAAATTAGCTGATGATGAGCTAGCTTTGTTGCGTTCTAAAATCACCAACAAAAAAGATTTGATTGACTTGGATTATGAGCAAACCATCGAAGCAATCAAAAAGGACGAAGATGCTGCAAGAAAAGTGGCCGAAGCTGCCGGAAAGAAATTTGATTCAACTCCATTTGATAAACGTAGAACTGTAGCCGGGAATAAAAGAGTTTCCGACAAACAGGCCGTTGATGTTGATGATGCAAAAGTTTTGAAAGAACAGCTCGATGCAATGCTTTTGGAATATCAGAGTTTCGAAGAGAGACGAAAAGCACTCAACGAAAAATACGAAAAGGAACGAAAAGTTCTCGTTGAAAGCAAAAGTAAGTCCGGTGCAAATATCCAACAAATTGATTCTGCTATTCAGACAGCCGACCAATATAACAAAGAAGACAATCAAGCCATTGATAAGGCTATTGCCGAAAAGGAAATTTCATTTAAAGGGTTCGTTGACCGCATTACTAAAATGGGTCTTGACGAACTTTTGACAGCCTTGGAGAATGCAAACAATGCCATGCAGTCATCCGATGCAACCGATGAAGAGAAAGCCGTTTTAAGGGCTAAAATCCAATCCCTGCAGGAACAGATTAAATCTGTAAAAACAAATGGTGGAAAAGACAGCGAAGCGGATGTAATTTCTAATGCCGGACTAACGAAGTCAAAAGAAACCCTTGGAGTATTGCAAGGAGTGAATTCTGAAATTGGAAGTATCATTAATAGTTTCGATGGTTTGGATGAAGGCACAAAGACTGCTTTAAATGCAGCTCAAAACATTGCTGGAGCTGTAATATCAAGTATTATCGGTGTAATATCATTGTCAGTGGTTGGAGCCGAAGCAATAAAAGGAGTTGAACGTGCAAGTGTTATTCTCGCTATTATTGGGGCTGCTATTTCTGTGATTACAATTATTATTGGACTTTTTGCGTCTGCTGCTAAAAAAAGAAAACAAGAAGAAGAAGCTGCTATTGAAAGACAAAGGAATGAGTATTTAGGACTACTCGAATATAACAATGAGTTAGAGAAAAAATACGAATGGACCAAGAAAATCGGTGAAGCTGAACTTGAATACATTGCTCGCACAGGTGCTGAGTTAAAAAAACAATCACAAAGTAATTCTAAAGAGCAGTCGGATTTGTTTGCAAAACTCCAACAACAAACATACGTATCAGGAACAGAGAAGTCAGGTTGGTTTAATCAAAATACAGTCGATGTAAACAGCTCGCTTGCTGGTAAAACTTACGAAGAAATATCTAAACTTGCAGCGCAAGGAAAACTATCAAAAGAGGGCAAGGAGTATTATGAAGCACTCAAAAAAGCGAAAGACGAGGGAGAGGATTTAGCTAAAAGACAAGAAGAGTATTTGGAGAAAGTTCGTGAAACATTCACAGGTACAACATCTCAGACTGTTGCTGATTCGATTATTGAAGGATTCAAAGCGGGAAAACGTTCTGCTGCTGATTTTGCCGATACGTTTGAAAGCCTTATGCAAGGCGCAGTACAGTCGGCTTTAAAACAGTTGACAGATGAAAACATACGTCAATGGTATGTTGAATTTGCATCGTTAAGTCAAGATGGCCTAACTCCAGAAGAGCAGGAGAAGTTAAAAGCATCTTGGGATAAATTGATAACTGAGACAGCAACAAACGCTGCTAATCTTGAAGCGACAACAGGTGTTTCGCTAACCGACAAAGGAGCTACCAGACAAGCATCTCAAAAAGGATTTGCAGCTATGAGCCAAGAGTCTGCGGATGAACTTAACGGACGTTTTACTGCTATGCAAGGTCATACGTTTTCAATCAGCGAGGGAATGAAAATACTTCAAGCAAATAGCGCTCAGTCGCTTAAACATCTTGCAGGGATTGAAACAAACACGGCCAGACTTCAAGCAATCGAAAAAGGAATAGAAACTATTAATCTAAAAGGAGTTAAGCTGCAATGAAAGATAGGTTTTATATTGATGGCATTGATGCGTATTTGGCTTATGGTGTTTGTATTCTTCAAGGTGGATATAAAGATTTGTTGTCGTTCCCAAGCTTGAAAGAGCCGGAAAAGATTGATTGGGCCGAAAGAGATGGAATTGATGTCGACCTAACATCTCCTAAATTGGATTCAAAAAAAATATCTATTAGCTTTTGCGCCAACAGTCTATCTGGAATGTTTGACTTTGTAAACATCCTTGCAGATGCATCGTATCATGATTTTGTATTTGCAGAAATAGGACTAGCAAAAAAGCTTAGAACTGTTTCCATGAGCGATATTAGTAGCTCTGCTTTAAATAAGTTCTCGTTAGAGTTTTCAGATGATTTTCCTCTTGTGCAATATAGCGGATTCAATAGTGGTGGCAGAAACTTAATTTCAGACAGTATTATTAATCAGTCTTCAAACTTATATGGTTTTGGATATAGAACAGTGCAAGTTGAAGCTGGAAATACCTATACGTTCAGTGCAAGCGGAAATGCTGCAAATGCGTTAAATGGCAAGACGCTTCGTATATTTATTTATAAAGAAGACTGGAGCTGGGCTAATGTGATTATTATAAGCGAGTCCGTAGATACGATAAAATCAATAACATTTTCAGTTACAGAAACAGTGTTGCTTCATGTTCAGTCTTACTATTCAGACGATTCGCAGCCAAGAACAGGCTCGGTTTATACTGGATGGTACAAGCTTGAAGAAGGTAGTGAAGCAACTAATTGGCTCCCATCCGTAGATGATCTGATAAACGGAATATCTGAATATGCTTACGTGTCTCCTGAGTCATCTGTCGAGCAACAAGGGTATGTTATTGATGAAATTGATTTGTCTAATTATGGTGTTACTTTGCTCCAAGGGTCAAACGATGAAATACTCAAAAAACCTGCTGTAAAACAGAATTTAGAAATAAATTCAAATTTCATATCTGGAGTTGTGTACGATGACACTGCTTTGATTTTTAAAGAGAAAGATGTTCGGTTAAACTGTTTATTACTTGCAACCAATATCGTTGAATTTTGGCGCAATTATAACGCTTTACTGTTTGATTTATCAAAGCCCAACTACAGAACTTTTGAATATGATGGAGAGATGTACACTTGTTTTTATAAATCTTCGAGCGTTAAGAAGTTTTCCAATTCCGGTAGAATTTGGTGTGAGTTTGAACTTAATTTAGTTTTTGTAAGATGAAAATATATAATAGCTTAGGCGTTGAAATAGCAGACGTAATCGTATCAGATGACAGTTATCGTTATCGTGCCATTATGGGTGAGAATGCATTGACTTTGACATTTCCACTTCCAACTTTCATTGAGATACCAGTCGGTTCGTATTGTGATTTTCAGAATGAGAGATATACGCTTTTACGTCCTCAGAATTTTAAGAAAAATAGTTCAAGAAATTTTGAGTATACGCTAATACTCGAATCTGCATCTGGCGTCCTGTCAAGATATAAATTCAGAGATAGTACATCAAAGAGATTGAAGTTTTCAAATACTGCTCGTCCGCAAGAGCATCTTGAAATGCTTGTTTGGAACTTAAATCAGAGAGATTCAGGCTGGTCCGTTGGCATCTATGTTGATTCAGTTGAAAAAGTAATTTCATTTAGCCACACAGACTGCAGCGAAGCGTTAAGGATGATTGCCGAAGCGTTTAATACTGAATTTGAGATAGTTGGAAAAGTTATTTCGATTAAAAAGGTTGAGTATAATAAGTCAGCCCCTTTGTCGCTTTCTTATGGATTTGGAAACGGATTCAAGTCAGGGGTTAAGCGTGAAAACTTCAATGATTCAAAGGCTGTTGAGATTTTATTTGTACAGGGTGGAGAAAAAAACATCGAGCCATCTTCGTATGGTTCGCAAACATTGCTTTTGCCTATAAGCAAAACACTTGTGTACGAGGGTAGAAGTTACGTTTCGGATGCAAACGGCTATTTGATAAAACGTTCCGATAAAGCCTTGTCGACCAATATAGAGGACAGTTTGGACTTGTCGAATATTTATCCGCAAAGAGTTGGAGTAATATCAAGTGTTGTTACTGTAAGCGAGGAAAATAATCTTTACGATTTTATCGATAGCTCTATTCAAGAAAATCTGAACTATGTTGACTGCTTGATTTCTGGCGAAAAAATGACTGTTATTTTTCAGTCAGGAATGCTTGCCGGAAAAGAATTCGATGTTTCTTATACTCACAGCACAAGGAAGTTTGCCATTGTTCCGCAAGAAGTTGATGGAGTTACAATGCCGAATGAAACCTTTAAGCCTGTTGTTGATGATACGTATGCTGTTTTTGGTATTAGCTTGCCAGCTACATATGTTTGCGATGATGTGAACAAAACAGGAGCATCGTGGGATATGTTTCGTGAAGCAGCAAAATATCTTTATGAAAACGAGGACCCTCGATTCTCGTTTACAGGTGAGCTTGATGGAATATGGGCGAAAAATGACTGGCTGAATATCGGTGGAAAGATTAAGCTTGGTGGATTTGTTTCGTTTACTGATGAGCAGTTTCAGACAACCCCTGTATTAATCAGAATGACAGGTATAAAGGATTTAATCAATAGTCCGCACAGTCCGCAAATAGAGCTGTCAAATATCACTGTTGGTGGAAGTACTTCGAGTTTGATTAAGGGAATTCCTTCAAAAGAAGTTTTAATTGAAGATGCAAAAAAAGAGAGTATTCGATTTGCAAAACGTGGATTTAGAGATGCACAGGAAACGGCCAAAATGATTCAAGCTTCGTTATTGAATTTCAGCGGTTCAATTTCTCCAATTACAGTTCAGACAATGCACTTAATGGTTGGAGATGAAAGTCTTCAATTTGAGTTTGTTGCAAATCAAAATTCAACCGATGCAATTCCACACGATGAAAGTTTTAATCCAGTTACTAAGCAATTTGTATCGGATGCAGGAGTTATTCAGCACAAAACACTCGGAATAGCAAACATTTCAAGTTCACGATCTGCAAGTGATTTCAAGTGGTGGTCAATAGATGCTTTTGATAGTGGTTTTTTGGACGTTCCAGAACAATCCTACTATGTGTATGCAAAAGTGAGTAAAACTGCAAATACAGGCGTTTTCTTGCTTTCTGAAACACCTATTTCAATAGAACATGTTGCTGGCTATTATCATTTGTTGTTAGGGATTCTAAATTCAGAGAATAACGGAGATAGAAGTTATTCTGCAATGTATGGGTATTCTGAGTTAAGCCCTTCGAGACTTACGGTTAAGAAAGTTGTTTCTCCAAATGGTCAGACTTATTTTGATTTAGAGAATAATGAAATAGCTGGAAATCTTAAATTTCGTGCATCTGATAACTCTTTGAAATCAGTAGAGCAGGGAATTAACGAAACAGGTAGAGGTAATAACATTTTCCCACAGGCTGAGTTTCAGAATGGGTTGACAGGTTGGACTATAAGTGGTTTAGCCTTAGACGCAAATGGAGTAAACTATAATGAAACATGGGCACTAGGTGGAAATACCAACCTAAACAATACACAGGGCTTAAATACCATATTTCTAAGACATGATTATTGGAGTAATGCCTTTCCGTATGCAGATGTGGAAAGCCCTAATATTCAAGCAATAGTTGGAGGTAAGCGATATTGTGTATCCGTGTATAGTGGCGCTCACAGGTGCAAGGTTGGAATTTATTTATTCTTCTATAATGAAGCAGGTGATTTTGTTGGATATGCAGGCGATAGCGCATATAGTTCAAATGACCAAGAGGCTGCCGGTGGAAAAACACTAGCCGGATACAAAAGAATCTATGCCATTGGCAATGCTCCGGCAACAGCTGTCAGAGCAGCAGTTATTTTGCGAAAATACGACACTGTGTTGGCAGAGCCCGAATACACTGATTCTTATGCTTTTTTCTGTCGACCAATGGTTGAGGAGGTTGATACACTAACAACTAATCCGGGGGCGTGGAAACCTTATGCAAGCTCAGGCGATGTTAATGCGGTTCGGGAGGTAGCTAATAATGCAATATCGTTGTTGGCAGACATTGCAAGCGATGGGAAACTGACTCCGAATGAAAAAATAAGCGTAAAAAGAGAATGGTTGTCAATACAGAACCAGTACGCTATCATCAACCAGCAGTGTGGTGTTATTGGCTCGGACGACTACTCGGAAAATGCAACTTACACTGATTTTGTTGATTATTACAATGAGTTGAATAGCTACATAACTCCATTACTTTCTGATTTAACAGTTACCAGCGATATTGTAATAACTACGTTCAATTCTAAATTTACAAATTGTTATGCCGGATTTGAAGCTCAAAAAAATCAGAACACGCTACAAGTCAATATACAATCGAAATCAGCCGATTATATTAAGGCAGCCATAAAAGGCACTACCGAGGTTAATGGCGGGCTGGTTACTACCAACATACTAGGAGTTAAAGATAGTAGTAATGTTACCACTGCCGGAATGAATGGTATTGTTGGCGCAGGTAATGATATTCGATTCTGGGCTGGAGAAACCATTGAGAATATGGAAAACGCTCCATTTCGGGTTTATGAAGATGGGCGAATTGCTTTAGGACGTGAAAGCGATGGTAATGCCATTGATGTTTCAATGGAAAACATACCAACATTAACCGAAATTGAAGCAAGGGAAGTTTATGATATTGAATTTCCGCAGGGTTCAGTTTTTGAAGTTGTAAAGCAGTTTGATAATCCTGCCGATTACCCACATACACCCGAAGTTCATGTTGAAGCTTATTTTATGCTGAAATACGATGGCGTGTACACGATTGACATTGTAGCACTTTGCTCTTTGAATAGCTCTACAACCCATACTATTGTTATTGATGAATTATACACAAAAGTTATACGGATGTCGGATAATGCTGTGATTGAATTGGGTACGGTAACTGATATTCGGCAATTAGAAAATTCAAGCTCTGAATCAGCAATTAATTTTGTGGATAAAGCATTATCGAAGGGACTGTATAAGCTCGAAGCTCGTGCTAAATGTCACGGAACTGTCAATGCAAGTAACTCAACTATATATGCACAAGTAGGCTTTGGAGTTATTTCGTACAAGCACATTATCAAAAAACTTGCTATCGGGCTTGACGGTATTGCGCTGTTTGATACAATGACTGAGAATTTCTTCCGACTATCGCTTACAGACCCCGATTATTTGATTCGGGCAATTGGAGGGTTGAAATGGAATGGAAATACTGATTTGCCGGGAGTACTTGCAAGTGGAAATATCGGAAGTGCTGGTAATCATGGAACAAAATGGGGTTCGAAAGTTAGTTCTAGTAATGCAACTTATACAGCAACAGGTATATACGATGTTCCGCACTTGGTAGGCTCTACAGCATATAATGTTATAGCAACTCCGATAGGCGATGGATTACACGCTTTTATTATTTCAAAAAGCAATAATTCGTTCAGAATTCAAATAAGGAATAATATCGGAACTGCAATTGCTGGAGCATTTGATTACATAATTACTGGTAATAACTAAAAAAGGGGCTTAATTGCCCCTTTTTTTTATTGTAGATTTTGCTTTTTCAATGCCCTATACTCAGCACCGGTTATTGGTGTAAATTTAAAAGCGTTCTGAAATATGCTGTAAACTATTGCAGTGTCTTTATTGGCCAGCGCATTTTTAATATCGGATTCTGCCTTTCGCAAAACAGAATTAGGAATGTAGGCTATGGTGTCAATATCTTTGTTCGACCGGAATATCTCAATAACACAGTCGTATGCATAAATAAAATCGGGCACTAAATACGGAACTCCAAAACCATCAGGATTAATAACATCAGTTCCATAGCGTAGAAACGCAGGAATCAAAGAGATTGTATCTTTTCCGGCAAAACCACCAGCCCAATCACCTGCACCCAATTTATCATTGTAAAATCTCAATCCGGTTGCTTTCTTTACAATTTCAAGTGGCGTTAAATGTCCTGTCGATTTTCCTATAAACATAGGTGCATTGGCTGGTTGTGATGTAGGCTTGATGTAAACCATAGCTGTAGGGTCAATTTGAAACTTCTTTGTTTCTGGCTCTTCTGTTTTACACCCTATCAGGGTGAGGGCGATTAGTAGATAAAATAGTTTTTTCATAATGATATTGTTTTAATTTATGCAGCAAAGATAATTGAAGTTTCTTATTGTTTGGTTAAATTATTTGTGGAATTTGCTGAAATTAGTATTTTTGCACTATAAAAGTGTTTGTATTACAAACAGTTTGTGTATTTTTGTAGAGCATATTTAAAACTCCAAACAAGATGGAAATAATTCAGGACAAATTAATCGTGTACAAAGGAGAGCGATTCAACCAGAAGGTGAGTGGCATTGACTTTGACACTGCAACTCAGATATTGTTTTTATTATACAAAGACAATGAGGATGGGTTTACGAAATCATTTGTAAAAGCCGAAACGGAAGAGTACCAGAATTCAGGAATTGTTTCCAGTCTTGAAGATGGCAGTTTGACTTTCGTTATTGATACAGAGGGCTTTGAAACAGGTAAATACTTCATTGAAACAAGAGTAGATGTGAGTGGTGTTCAGACTCCAATTATTAAAGGCAAAAAAGAGTTATTCACGCTTAAACAATCGAAGTCATGAATACGAATGAAATAACTTTTGAGTTTCCCGAAATTCCACAGTTTGATTTTTTTGTAGACCTACAGGGAGCAAGTCTGTATCAAAAATGGCTTGAACTTGGAAATGAGGGAACGCATTTAGATTTCCTTAATTGGTTAAAGATAAAAGGAGATATTGGCGACACTGGCGCATCGTGCGAATTTCAAGTTTCAGCAACTCACATTCAGTGGCGTGTAGTTGGCGATGCTGATTGGATTGATTTAATCGCTTTATCCGCTTTCAAAGGCGACAAAGGCGATGCTTTCACTTACGAAGACTTTACCCCTGAGCAAATCTCCGAACTACAACGCCCTGTAACCGATGTAATTGAAGCTGCCAACATAGCAACCGGCAATGCCAACGAAGCAGCCGAAGCCGCAAATATAGCTACAGGCAATGCCAATGAAGCCGCAGGCGTAGCCCTTGCAGCTGCCGCGCAACTCGAAGTTGACCTAAGCGGAAAAGTCGACAAACAAGAAGGCTATTCACTTATGCTCGACACAGAAATAGAGAGATTAGCTTCCGTGTACAATGTAGACATTACAGGCAAGGTTGATAAAGTTACAGGTTACAGCCTTGTAGCCGATACCGATATAGCCAAAATTCACGCCCGAAACACCGACAGTACCTTGCTGAGCGAAAACGGTGAGCATTCCATTTACATTGACAATGCAGGCGTTTTCCATGTTAAAAGCATTAGCCAAAGCGGTGCAAGTTACGAAACTCATGCTGAGCAAGTATTCACTACCAAAAATGAAATCATACTCAGAGATGGAGCTATTGCAGGTTTGGCAGTTGGTGAGTATGTAGGACTTCGCGCTAAATTGTACGATGGTGTTAACGATGGAAACCTTGTTTTCGATAAAGATGGCTGGGCTCGCGTTGGCGATGTGGGAGCTTTGCAAAAGTTAGCAACTATTGAAGAAACGCCAACGGATGGAGGATTTGCATATTATTACGGCGCAGGCTACCAACTCAAAACTCGTGCGCTATTGGCGACTGATATTCCTACATTGGCACAAAGCCAGATTAATAATTTAACGAGTGATTTGGGGTTGCTCGCACCAAAAGCGAATCCTGTGTTTACAGGAACCCTTACACTTAGTAAAATAAAGCCACCGGCTGATAGTACAACTGCTCTTCAGATTACTAAAGCGAATGGAACAACATCTGTGCTAAATGTAGATACTATAAATTTGAGGTTAGGTGTAAATGCAGTAGCACCTATAGCCGCAATTCACATTGAAAAAGGTACAGATTCAGTTGGGTTAAATAATGGAAACGCAAGGGTACTATTAAATGTTGATGCAAATAACAATCCATCTTTAGAATTTCATAGGGGCAAGAATGGATTTTTACAAGGCGGGTTAGCTGGATTTATTGACTTTTGCTATACAAGCGATGCTGATTTTGATTTTAGAATTGGAATGTATTCTGCAACTCAATTAATTCTTCAAGCTGCAACTGCTAATTTTAGTATATTCGATAAGTTTAAATTTATCAACTCTAATGCTGCATTATTAATTAACACTACCGCCGACAACGGAACCGACAAACTACAAGTCAACGGTTCAATTTTAGGAACAACTTTAAAAACAAGCGCAGGAACACTAACCTATGGAGCAAACGACAGCGCAGGCGCAGGCTATCGCTATGTACGTGTTCCAAACGCATAATACAAATTAATTTATAAAATAAAAAAATGAAAAGAGCAGAAATTTTACAACTCAATGCAGCCCTCGAAACAGCTTCGGAAAAAGGAAATTTGAAATTTAAGTATGCATTGCTTAAGAATTTAAAGAAGTTAGCACTCGAAGTGGAAGCACTCCGAAAACTAACCGAAACGGCTAACGAATGCCTGAAAGCATTTAACGAGGCACGTCAGAAGCTTATTGAATCGAAACTTAACGGTCGCACCGAAATAAAGCAGACCGATGTTGACTTTTCCGAAGTAGTAGCAGCTATCAAAGCCATGCAAGTAGGTGAGTTTAAAGCCGATTTCGAAACCTACAAAATAAAGGTTAAGGAACTTGAATCGTTTATGAATGAGGAGTTTGAAAACAACTTCGAATTTCATACCGTAGCGTTCGAAAATCTACCCGAAGAGCTGACCAAAACCGAATACGCACAACTTATGGATTGGGGTATAGCCCAAGAACCAGCCTAATGAAAGCACTCGAAAACATACGCGCTTGGAAAAACCGCACATTCCCCGATTGGCTATGGGATATATTGGTTGGAGCTGGCTGTGCCATTGGAACGCTATTGCTATTACTTATACCTATTGAGTATTTGGTGCTAATAATTCCGGCAGGTATTACAGCCATTAATCAGGTTTACAATAAGGTTTTTGAACCGAAAGATTTTGTATTGCGAATGATAGTGCCGGTGATTTTATTTTTGATATTGATAATTTATTTTTGAATGATAACACTTTAATTAGTCCCCCATGTACGAAAACTGTAAACCCTTTATCATTGCCCTTATAGCTTCTGTTTGTGGCATAATCAGTCCGATTCAAAATATCCTATGGATACTTTCGGCAACATTTATTTTCAATATATTTACCGGAATACTTACCGATATCCACGTAAATAAAGCGCAGTTTAATCTGAAAAAAGCCTTTGCAGCATTTTTCCAAATGGCTTTTATAATGGTTTTGGTTTATTACATGCACGAAGTATTCGAGCAGCTAACAATGGATAGAATTGGTCACGAAATCATTAAGTGGATTGCAATTTTGGCAGTATATTTTTATACTACCAATATCTTTCGAAATATCAACCTTATGTACCCCGGAAATAAGCTATTCACTTTTATATACGAATTGCTTACAACGCAGATCTTTGCACGTATCAAAAAAGCATTATTCATTGATTTAAAATCATAACCAAAAATGGAAAAAATTAATTTCACCACGCTCACACAAAGAGCATTTGCCAAAACGCCTAAGTTTTGGCGCAAAGTTCGCAGCATAGCCGTAGCCGTAGGAGGTTCGGCAGTAGCAGTTCTCACCGCTAACAGTACGCTCGATTTGGCATTGCCAGTGGTAGTTATCACCGTAGTTAAATACAGCATTGCAGTGTGTGTGGCAGTAGCCGGCACAGCGCAATTTACAAAGGAATAATATTTATTTAAAATAAATTCAAAATGATTATTTTAATCGACAATGGACATGGCGTAAATACGCCCGGCAAACGATCTCCAAAATGGAAAGATGGAAGCCAGCTTTTAGAGTGGAAATATACGAGAGAAATAGCTCGTGAGGTAATTAATCGATTGCGAAACGCAGGAATAGATGCAAGGCAGTTAGTCCCCGAAGAGGATGACATTTCGCTTGCTGAAAGATGTAGACGTGTGAATAACATAAGTAGGGCAGTTGGAAGAAAAAACTGTT